CGCCATGAGCGCAGACTTGATACCGTTGTAACGGTTCGCGGACGACGTCTCTTTTCCACCGCTCTTGCGGTACAGGTATGGGAACACCTGCTTCCAGCACACTGGGCCAGTCTCCTTGTCTCCGAGTCGAATGGAGAGCTTCACCCTTGTGCCTGCCAGCTCCTCGATCCACATGTCAGTGTGCGAGAACAACTGGTTTCGAGACTCGCTCACTACCCGGTGGATGTGCCGGAAGATGGCGACTTCGTCACGCATGAGGCCTGTGAGGTCCTCGTCTGCGCCACTGCTTCGCGCATTGCGCTTTGCTGTCTGCTGGTACTCGTATGCTGTGTGGTCAATTTCCACGCAAGCAAAAGGACCTGCTACTCCGACTTTCTGGTGGTACTCTTCGGAGAGCTGATATGAGATCTCCTGACAGATCTCGTCCTTGGGCCGGTGCTTGATGTTGCAGCAACCGTCGAAGTCCTCGAGGCAAGCCTCAAATACCTTGACGACCACGGCGCTGAGCAGTTGCACGGCAGTACCAACATTCACCACTATCCTGGGTGGCTTCTTGGGCTTGACGGTTGTCTCAAGCTTCAGAATGGCCTCAGGGGCTTCGATGCCCAGGCCAATCATCGCTTGGATCGCCGCAGTAGCCTGTTCCTCAGAGAGCTTGGGCTTACCGAGCTGCGCCAAAATGGGCAGCTCGCGCGCCTTTTCCAAGATGCGGCTTCGTGTGAAGCAGTGGGCCATGGCGAGCTTGAAGAACAAGTTGTGCTTCCTCTTGATATCCCGCGTGGGATTCCATGGCGTCAAAATCTTGGTACGCTCCTGTAGGGCCATCTCCATGTTGATGATAGACTGGTGGTCCCAAATGACAGCTTGGCCAAGCATAGGGCCAATCTGCCTGCCCAAGCACGGAAGCTTGCGCAGGAAGGCCACCTCCGAGCCACAGACAACCAGCCCTGGGATGCGCTCCAGGTCGTGCTGGCGGGGCACATTTCTGCCTGTGTGCTGCGGAGTTTTCAGGAAGACCCGTCCGAAGATGCCGCCGTCGATAGCGGCCCGGCGGTCCTGGGCCTCAAAGGGTTCCAGGATGCGCCGGTCAGCGACGGGCACGCTTGGCATTCCACCTTGCACGTTCACGCCATAAGGACGGAAAGAAGATGCGTGCATGGTGCCGCAAACTGGGTGGATATGCTCAAGTGCCTTGCGCATTGTGCAGCAGGTGGAGAACACCGCATTGTAAAGCTGCAACCAGATTCGCCGACAAAATGGGACGCGGAATAACACCGGCTCTGTCTGCAATGCCAGGACTCGTGCAAGGAACATCTTCATCGAGATGGACCGGAGGCCAGAAGTCTCAGCACCGCTCCGTGAGAAGAGCGAAGTGATCTGCGTGTCGACGGACATGCGCGGATTGCTCAGTTTGTTGCGCTGAGCGGATGTGAGAATGTCCCGCTCCTCATGTGTGAGCCTGACCCACGTCTCCTCGTAGACTAGTGCTTCGAGGTCAACTGGGTCAGTACAGCGAGCACACCCATGAGGGACGAGCACCATGGCCTCAAAGCCGGCCTCTTCGACCGGAACTGCCATTGCCGCAAAGTACTGATGACT